TATACAATTTTGTTGAAGGTACTAATGACGGGGTAAACACTCTATTTACTATTGAGCAAAGTCTAGCTCAACAAATGCATTTCGCGTACTCTCTTGGTAGTAAAGCATTCGATCTTATTACTTGGCACGTTCTTAAGGACTGGCTTAAGACGAGAGAAAAGCTTTTTGCGATGCAAAAATATTGCCGGTTTGATCCGCGCACACAGGTGTTAAGAATAACACCAGACCCTGTTTTAAAAAATGACGGTACATATTATGCAGCAATTGGGGTTTATTTAGAACGCCCAATAAAAGACTTAGTTAAAGAGCGATGGGTAATGGAATACGCAAAAGCCCTCATAAAAATATCTGTAGCTAATACCCGTGGCAAATACGGTGGTACGCAATTGTTCGGTAGTGGTACAATACAGTATCAGGAATTGATGTCCCAAGGTCGCCAAGAAAAAGCTGAATTAGAAAAAGAACTAATGACGGGTACTTCTGAATCTCAGGAGCCGCCGATGTTCTTTATGGGCTAATTAAGCTTTTGGGAGAGCACTAGGAGTACCTGACGGTACCGGAGTCGGGCCAGGTGCCCCAGCCGCTGCCCCGGCACCAGTTTCTGGACCAGCCTCAGGTCCTTCCCCTCCACCACCTTCAAGCCCGCCGCCAGGACCAGGGCCAAATCCTGGTATACCACCGGGTAGACCTGCTCCAGAGCCTGCTCCAGGCATACCACCTTGAGGCGCACCGGCGCCAGTTTGAAGAGCTTCTTTCCAGTTTGAGCCCAAAGTCTTAATTTGGTTAATTTCCCATTCGAGGGCAGCGTCTTTTTTCAACCACTCTCTATTTGTCTTTATTTCATCATCGGACCAATTTAAGTACTTCTTAATAACATAAGACTTAGAAATATTATCAGAACTCTGTAATATATTTTGAGCATTCTTGGTTTTTATTTCCAATAATTGCTGGTCTCTAACCGCAGCAAAGTGGGATGGTACATTAAAATAAATATTAAGATCAGTTTCTCTTAATTTGTACTCTTCCCATAGTCCTTTTAACTTTAAATGGGTTATATATGTTTCTTTTATCGTGCTTGCTAGATGACGCTGAAAACGCCCTATAAGTTTAGCAAACTTTAATTCTTCTCTTAAAATTTCAGCGCCATCCTTAAAGCCGGTTTGCGGATCTAAACGGCTTGTTGGTACTCTTAGAGCTTTATAAAGTTTATTAACAAAGTAATTAAGGTCTTCTAGTTTACCTAGATTTTCACCGCCCTTAAGCATTTCTACTTTAGTGCCGTCAGAGCCATTACGCTTTGCAAACCAGTAACTATCTAACATGCTTTGCGGGTCATATATATTGACCGTTTTACCTTGAGAAGAATCGTATGTTCTTCTAGACCAGTAATTTTGCATTAATCTCTTTAAGTATGCTTCTGCTTTTGTTGCAGGCATATTGCCTACGTCTACATAAAACGCTAACCGTTCTGGGGCTCTTACTAATCTATACACTACAATACTATCTTCAATTAAAGAGAGCTGTTTATACGCTCTACGAGCTACTTCAAGATAGGGAAGACGTATAGTTTTGTTTTCATTCCACATATGAGAATGAAAATATGTTACTTGGTGTCTATCTAAAGGTATAAGTTCTAGATCATCTTTTACGGGGCCGCCTGACGGGCCTCTATTAGTGCCTCTGTTAGGATTGCCACGCGCCGGGTCGTCCTTAGGAACCGGTTTACGCAACAGGTACCCTTTAATAATCATATTTTGTACGTTATCAAAAATAGGATTAATATGCTCTGTAGGTATTTGTACTAAACCAATAATACCTGCATCTTTTTTATTCTCATTTATAACGTTTTCAAAATATACTTCTGCATCTATAAGAAGAGCTCTGCAATATTCCCAGCCTTTGTTTTCTAGGTTTACAAGTTCTAGAATATGGTTAAAATTCTTAGTAAGTTCTTTCTTAACAACTTCATCATACTTTTCTGCAATTTCGAATCTTACATAAGAACCTCTTTCATCCTTAACTAGCATTTCATCGCAGATCTCATCTAAAGCATGGCTTATTTCAGCATACGATGCCATAACCCGGTAATCAGCTATTCTTTTTATTTTATCAGTATCAATTAAAGCGTATAAATAATCATGATACCCTTTATCAACTATGACCCCTTGAAGATTAGAAACCGGGTTATTTGGATCCTGAACAACCGAAACAGACTGACGAAGCATCTTTTCTTGAGCCGATGCTCCAACTTTGTAAAACGTTGAAAACTTAGGGTTTAACTCCTGTATGTTGTCTATTACTGTAGCATTTCCACTATAAGGCAGTTTAGATACAAAGTTATTAAAAGCCTTTGTGAAGTAGTTGTTGTTCTGGTCGGCCATTTAAGTATATTTATAGCTAATAGCCTTATAGTCTACCCTCTTGCCGGGTGCGGGTAAGTGTATGGTGTATAGCTGAGAGACCAAGCTGATCCAGACCAAGTATATAGTTGACCTTGTGAGCCGCCAGGTGTTTGGTTCCATGAACCTTCGTCTGTAACCCACCAGCCAAATTTTGCAAAAGATGGGGTATACGCAAGCATTTGTGCTTTTGTACCGGATGAGACACCTGCTGACTGACTTGTATCAAACCCAGCATCAGCATAAAAATCTCGGTTAGCTTGAATCATTGTAGATTCATCAAAAGTCGCGCTTGGATTACCGGTTTCAGTACGATACTGCGTAATTGCGGCTGCGGGTATAGCTTTAAATTCTCTTTGCCAAGGATTTGCTGAACGTTTATTTCCCCAAACATAAGTAGGTTCACTACCGGCAACTTTTGGATCTTTACCTACGCCAATTTGATCTTTAATTGGATAATATGTGGGTGTTTGATAGACATTACCAAAATTCGGCCATGTAGACAAATAGCCATAATCCGTAAGAAAAAAAGCGCCTCGCGTACCAGTGTTTGTATTATTAAATATTCTACATACCCCGCCTCGCATTTCTATAGCCGGCCATCCGCCTGCGTCGCTACTTGTCCAGGTATTATAATAGACTTCCATGTTGCGTACGCTTCTTGCTGGAGTATTTGAGGCGACCCCATGTCCGTCTACTTTAATTGTCCCGGTTATTGTACAGAACCTAACAGTTATATATGCATTAGAATTTGCGTCACATACATATCCAGTGCCATTAAACACACAATCTTCGACAAAGACATTATTACTAGTTCCTAGTGTATTATTTAATTGCCACGCATTACCTGGACCTCTCATAAAAATTAATTCTGAATTACCTGACCCTCCAGTAATTCTGCAATTATCAATTAACCCGCTAACGGTTACCTGTAAGAAATATGCCCCAGCAGTTCCACCTGCATACGTCACATTAGTAATTCTAAAACCACCACCATACCCACCAAATGCGGCCGGACTACCTGAATTCGGCCCTAATATTTTTACATCGGCAAATGTAATATTGCTCAATAAATTAATTACCCCGTTAGAGCTTCCGCTACTAGCAATAGAAATTTGGGTAGAATCTCCTTGGCCGCGTATTGTAATTGGCAAAGAAAAATAAATTCTGCCACCATTTTCTGTGTTACTGGCGCCCCACGTCGCACTCCCTGCAGGCAATACAATAGTGTCGCCCGCTTCTATATTTTTTACAAATACCCCGCCGTTTGGATTACTATCAGTAGCTCCGATCTTACCTCTGTAATAACAATCTTGTATTGCCACAGCAGAACAATCTGCTAGAATATACGTATAACCACTTTCAGCGCGGTTACCAGCCCAACTACTACCCGAAAAAGTATTAAGTAGAGGCATATTATCCGAAAGTTACAAGTTGGCCAAGTACAATGTATGTACCGCTATTATTTAAAACTGTAAACGACACGCTATCTTTTTTATTAGCATTGCCAGTAGGTTGAGAACCGCCTTGCCAGTTAATAGTCTGTGCAACCCCGTCTAGTTGTACAGCGCTTGGTATATAACTCGCAGAGCCTTGGTTGATAAGCAGTACTATATTACTAGCGTTTAGCGTGTCAATACCTGTATTTTGTAGGTTGACAGTCCAGCTACGGGTAACGGTACTAGTAATATACCATACATTATTATTACTGCAATCTAAATTAACTGCAGCTGATGTACTAATTGTAGTGTTATAAACTGCAAATGTTTCTTGAGCCTGTTGTAATTTTACTATTCCTGTAAAATAAGCATTGGTAGCAGTCAAACTACCTGTTCCCATATTAAAATTATTATTAGGTAAAGCAGCACTACCCGATAGAGCTGAAATATCGCTATTTAGATTGCTAAAATTATTATTAATAGTCTCTCTACTACTTGAAATAAGATCAGATGATAAAATTGGTGTGATTGTAGCCATGTTAGTTTATATTATTTATTAATTTGCCCATATGGTGCCATTGGGTATGTTGTCCCAGGTATAAATTATACTATCCCAGGTTTCGGTTCCCACTGGAATTGCAGTTAAAGGAGAAGCTAACGATAACCCGTGGAAGGTAATTTTACCTGTCCAGTTACCAACCGGGTCATATCCTGGTATAAATCCGTTAGCTATAAATAGTATCGGGCTAGATACAAAATCCGTAAACGTTACCGACGGTGCAGGAGTAGGATTGTCAAGCGACCCAGCACTCAATACAAACGTCTCAGGCCCGAGAGGCGTAGTAGGTGAGTCCCCTGTAGCCCAGTAATATGTATAGGTTTGCACTACACTGTTTGTACCGCCTACTTCAAAATATAATTCTTGCGCTTCCGTATAAGGCGGGAACCCGGTCAATATTGCAACTTGTAGATCGTTTGTCCAAACATCCACATCATCAGCGGAGTTTAATACTGCTTGAACACTTATGCTAGTTAAATTACCCGCAAGATAGCGGCCGCCTATGTCATATATGTTTTCCCATGCTTCATTTGTATTAGAGCCTGTTAAGGAATAACTGTATAAGGAAACTACTAATTCTCCGCTTAAATTATTTGACGCGTATATACCTGGCGGTGGCGTAGTCGTAGTGGTAGTTGTAGTCGTGCTTGTAGTAGTTGTACTCGTGGTTGTACTTGTAGTAGTTGTAGTACTAGTAGTAGTGCTTGTAGTAGAGGTTGTGGTTGAAGTAGTTGTAGTCGTACTAGTTGTCGTGCTAGTAGTCGTCGAAGTAGTCGTGCTTGTTGTTGTACTAGTTGTAGTCGAGGTAGTAGTACTTGTTGTGGTAGTAGTCGTGGTCGTAGTCGTAGTCGTAGGTACTAGAGTAATTGCAGAAAGTGATATACCTGCATAACCAGCTTCATTGAAAATTATTATGCTAACAGGCCCTGTTATTAGTGGTGCTGGGTAAGAGATAGAAATTTTATTGTTAGTATAAACAATATAGTCTAAAACAGGTGCTACGTTATAAAGAGTGGGATACTGTGCCGATAAACTCGGCATTGTAGCAAAAGTCGAAACCGTGGTAGTGTTAGTAAACATTCCTGAGGCTCCACTTACATATGCTGCAGTAGTGTACCCTAACATGTCTCCGAATATATCCGCGCTACCAGAAAGACCGTACGGAGTTAAAGACCTAGAAATAAATTGAGGCTGAGGTTTAGCTGAAACTGTAACTGTTTCTAAATAGTCTGTTGCTGATAAGGCTTGTCGTATTTTTAATAGAGCTGCTACGTTATCCGAAGCCGGTACAGAAGATACTGCATAAAAATTATTTTCTATCTTAAATATTCTACCTGTAGAATCTGCATCTTTTTTAAACAGCCATCCCTTTATAGTAAAACTAGTATCACAAGCAACTCGAGCTGGCTGGTTTGCATTAAGATCAATAGGATAAGACATTGCAAGAGATCCTGACCAAAGAACTTCCGTTCTGATCTCTTTATAAGGCATGCCATCTCTAGTCCAGGAAATAATAAAATATGGATCGCTGTATGGAACAAAGTTGCTTAAAATTTGATCCATATCAGTTTGAAACCGTGTAAGTATGCTAATATTAACAGTTATATTAACCGGTACAGGTTGTAGTATATGCTGACTTTTACCAAAATCTGAAGAATCGTTAAAATATTGCCCTTCAAGTTTATTAAAAACTCGATTGTTGTCTCGAGAAATATTGGAAATATAAAAAGCTACAACAGGCAGAGTTATATGTTGAGCCTTGTCTACTAGATCAAATAAAACCCGTTGTTTCGGGGAATAAACATATCTTACGCCTACATTACTACCAGCTACACGCAAAGCATCATAACGTTTGACGATTGCTCCATCAAAAGCCTGTAAAAATTGTGTTAATAAATCCTTTACTTCCCAGTGGTACGTGTAGTCTTGCACGCTAATACTTACATTATACGTGCTAAGAAATGTCCTGGCAATATACTACGGTTTTCAATGATAGTTTTACCTGAGAGGCCGTCTAGAATATAGGTAACACTCTCATCTTCCTTGGTTCTTGTACACCGGCCAGCTGCTTGTATCAGAGAAATAAACATTTTCATCTTATACCAACCCGGGTCTTTCTCAAAAAGCATCTTTACACGCTTGTTTGCTAGAGAAGGATATGGCAATTTTACAATAACCTGCCACTTTCCTAGATCTCCCTTAAGGTCCAGTCCCATAGTTAACGAAGGACTCACTAAAACAGTGTCGTCCGTACGCAAATTATGCTCTCGAATGATGCTTTCATTGTTAGTACCTTCTTCTCTGTACAAAAACCTCTTACCATTCAACCGATTTTGTATAGCTTGGGTTATAGCAAACGAGTGAGTATGGATAATGCCCTTCTCGCCTTTGTGGTTTTCACAGATTTTTTCAATTAAATCGATAACTTTAGGTAAATTTGTGTCAATAGTCTTATAGCTTAACGGATATTTTGTGTGGCAGTATACCGGGCTCTTCTTTGCATCAAAGGTAGAGGGTATCTCAATGTACTTAAACTTGGTTATACCTAGATTCTTTGCAAAAATATCCTTATCTACGATAGTTGCGCTCATCAACACAACGACATCTGCATAGTTAAACAGGCAAGAAGTAAGTTTGTCTATTTTAAACGGAGTAATAGATACTTTTTCTGCATCTTTTTCGATTATATACTGTGCATCATCCCAATGATTAAGGGTTTGAGAGATAGATTCAGCAAGATCTCTGCGTTGCTGTTGCTTAGTTAGTTCGATCTTATTTTTTTCAAAGCGTGCACGACCGCTGAACTGTTCAGTTGCGCTCTTAACTGCGAAATGCACATCTCCTAACCACCCAATGACCTTTTTAGGGTCTTCCGTTTTAAGCTTCTCTACCTCTACCCCTAGAAACGACAGTTGCTTGTAGTTAACAACGGTCGAATAGTTCTTAATAATTTCATCTTCAAGCTCAGAGCACTCGTCACAGATAATAATCTGCCGTTTCTTTAGATGTACAGGTAGGTTGAAGAAAGATGCATAATTTAACACTGAAAACTGACTTACAAGTGCTTCGTTTCTCGTTTCATAATAAGGGCAGGTACATTCGTCCCAGCATTTCTTCTTTAACTTAGAAGAGATTACGCATGGTGCATGGTCGACCGTGAAATCTGTGTCAACTTCGCATTGATAGTTAGTTTTGCCTTTGAATACAACACTTTCACTAAAGAGCTCCTTGTATTGATTTTGTAAAGCCTTGGTCGTGGTAAGGGCAAAAGCCCCGTGAGCTTTAAAATTACCAAATACCCCTTCATATTCCTCATTGTAAGCTTGATACGTCTCAACTAGTTTCTTGTATTCTAGGTTAGACGTAGAGGTAGCATTGGCTAATGTCTTACTAAAAAAAGATTTACCAGAACCTGTAGGGGCCTGTACTATGATAAACTTCTCTCCCGAATTTATGGCTTCATAGATCTGTTGCAAGCCTGTAGTCTGATGCTCTCGAGGCGTGAAAGCATCAGGGAAATAGTTTAAAATAGAGTTGTCTATCTTCATTAGGGAGACAGACAAGTATAGCTCAAATTGCTTAAAACTAAACTGTTTTTATACGCAAAATTGTATCGTAAAATTTGCAGTTTTTAACTCTGTTAATACTTTTTAAAGATATAAGCAATGAATAGTCTTTCTCGGAAAGAGCCTCTAAAGTATAATCCAATACTATTTCATCGTCCTTGCTATGTATTGAGAACGGGTAAGGTATCTCAAAGGACTCTTTCTTCTTTTCAGTAATTAAAGTGAAGGAAAGATAGTTACCTGTCAGCTTATACAAAAAAAGTTTGCCCTTTTTGTATGTCTTATGCTTGAACGCGAAAATTATCTCTCTTTGAAGTAAATTCTTTATATAGCTGTCAAGTTTTTCGGTCATATGCTTATGAACTGTTGCTTATCACTTGCAGACATCTTGGCAAGTACCTCGTTAAAGTATTTCCAAAATTCATCGGGCGGGGTTGTTTTAATTACACTAATAACTTCCACACTTTCTGAAGGTATTAAGCGGTATGACTGCAAAAATATATCCCAGGTCATAATTAGCCCTTTTTCGCTTGGATCGAACTTTAATTGGCCTGGTGCTTCATGCCAGTTTAAAGCTATCTTACCTTGCGGGCTCATTAAAAGATTGGTGTCGTTGGTTGCAAGCATGCGACGATACGTACTGTTCGCAAGGGGTCTTCTTCTTACAAATTTAAGCTCAACAGCGTTACTGTTGAGCAGTTGTATAAGACCTCCCTGGGATAGTCTCATTTATTTTTCAGGTTCAGCAACCCCAAACACTCTATCTTCATTAAGAAAAACGACATGTCTTAAATTATTTATATTGCTGGCTTTTAATCCGAATGTACTCGGAAAAATAACATATTGACCAGGCTTAACTTTTGCAGCGGGGCCAGCTAAAAGTACCTTAGCAACACGCCAAGCTTGAAGAACTGCATTAATAGGTACCCAAATATCGCCTCTCTTGACCATTGTACCGTCTTCATTGATATCTACAAACTGACACATTAGAATATCATCTAGTACCTGTGTTAGTTTCCAGCCGGCCATATTAAGATCACTACTGAGATAATTTTCTATACGTACCAGTCCTTTAACTTTATCAGTAGCAATGTCTTCACTGGTCTGATCGACGATCTTTTTGTCTTCTTTACTAAGATTTTTGTATTTGTGTTTAAGAGCTTCGCTAGTCATTGGTTTTTTGTAAGTTTATTGTTAAATTGCCGTCTTGTATGTAGTTAATTAGCTCTCTACTTGAAATTTCAAGAGAGTTAGCAATTTTTAATATATAATCTTTTTCTTTACTATCTAAGTCTTTTTTTGGTTTTTTGATATAAGCTATTTTCTTAAAATTAACTTTAGGTATAACAGTATTTAAGGAAGCATACCACATACTGTTACTATCTAAAGCGGGCCAGTATCTATTTGTAGTTTCGTTGACAATATGTGTCAACGCGGTGGAATGCATAGTACACCATCTTTGTACTAAAAACGGTTGAAAGTCGGTATTTTCGTTCAACCCGCTCAAGTCAATTTTTGACTTTGTAGATTTATAAAGAATACTATTTAAGTAGTCAAACATAAATTTATGTTAATTACTCATTACGATTATTCTAAACTTAATATTAAAACAGTAGTACATGTAGGTGCTAATATAGGTGAAGAATTAGAATTTTATACAAATATAGGTGTAAATAAAATTTATTTTTTTGAGCCGAGGCAGGAGGCTATGACAGAATTGATTGAAAATTGTAAAAAATATAAAAACAACATTGATATTATCATATACCCTTTCGGGCTAGGCTCTACCAAAGAAGAAAAAACAATCTATAATGGTGGGCAAAGTAGTAGTTTTTTACCACCTAAGCTACATCTTGATGTACATCCTCAAATATATTTTAACAAGGGAAAGACTCTTAGCATCCGCCGCGGAGACACAATTTTACCTGACAATCTATATATTGATATGTTAAATATCGATGTACAGGGTTATGAATTAGAAGTGCTTAAAGGGCTAGGTAATTTACTTAACAATACTAATTTAATATACACTGAAATAAACGTTGATGAGCTGTACGAAAACTGCCCTACAATAGATTACATAGATTCATACCTCTACTCCTTTAAGTTTAAAAGAGTAGAGGCAATAGTTACCGATGCGAAGTGGGGAGATGCAATTTATATTAAACAATAACCTTAGAGGTAGCAACAAAAATATTATCTACCATAGAATAGAAAAGACGATGGGTCTTTAGCTGAAAAGACACTGCATCAGCTTCATTAAGATTAGTGCTAAAAGCAAAAGCTGGAGCCTTTTTACCAGCGGTAATATTAATACCTGTATGGCCGATAGCAGTTCCGTCCTTAGAATAGGTAATACTCACTGAAGCTTTACCCTTAGTCTGGTGTACCCCACCTTGACTATGATCAGCGTGAACGATAATATCGTCACCCTTCATTTCAATAGGTTTCTTAATATAATCGTGTAGAATATTAGCTATATTCGTGTTAAAAAGACGTTGAAAACATACGGCTCCAAAAGCATCTAGATTGGGTATTTCCCAGCAGAAGTTAACCATGCTCTCGCTATAAATATAATCTTTTTCAAGAGAATCTTCAAGATCAATCAGATTAAGAGTAACTTCAACCGGTGTAATAAATGAAACGATATTGCCTACAGCAAGAGTTTTGTCTCTAAAATACTTATATGCAAAACGCTTATGGATAAAAGAGCCATCGTATATGGTTTGATCGTTAATAATCATAATGTGTAAGTTTAAATTAAAAATTAATATTTTCCATCTAAATATTTTTGCATAAACCAACTTTGCCCTGCATACCATTCATCTGTATATTTTTTTAAGCCTGGCGAGTAGTGAACTGTATCGATGTTTACCGTACCGAGTTTGAGTTTAAGCTTATTACAAGTCAAACTAAAATCTATATCATAGAAGTGAGCGATACAGGGATTAGTTGTATCAAAATTTGCGCCAGCTTCTCTTATTTTCTTAGAGTTAAATGCTAAAAATATACCGTCTAGAATAAGAACTCGGCCTTGCTCTCCAAAATTAGTCATAAAGGTGTCTCTACCATTAGGTGCAACATGCGCAACTGAACCTCTATATGTTTCTTTAGGGCACATTAAATGCCACAAGCACGGCGGCTTTATTACGACTTTACTACCACCGGCAAGCCCGACTACGTCGTATTTTTCTAAAGCTTTATTTAATTTTTCTAACCAAAACTTATCTTTAATGAGAAGATCGTCGTGTGTTAATACTGTTATTCCGTCATTCTTTTTGATCCACGCGCTATATACTGTGGGTAAAGTTTTTTTGTTCTCTATCTTACTGTAGACGTCTACCTCGTCTAGGCGTTCAGAGTTTAAAATATTAAACTTACCGTATTTTTCAGTGAGTTCTTGTTTATTTTTAGTCTGAGTACAGTATAAAAGAGATAATTTCATTTGTCTTCTATAATATCCTGTATAGGAAGATTTTTAAAGTTATTCATAGCCAAGTACACGTCTTTTTCAGTATATTCTTCTAAAACCGGCTTAAACAAATAAATGTTATGTAATTTACCTAAATTCGTATTTAGTTTCTCAGCAATTTCAATCATTTTTAATCTATGTACTTGAGTATGCTCTGAGCATACATCAGTAACAGCTGAAAATAACAAAGCTTCAACAATTAGTTGCTTTTCTTCTACAGTAAACTGCAAATTTTTCATATATCTTCTACATTTTAGAAGATATTTTTTTATTATCTACTGGGATTCTTAGAAGCTGGTAACTTATCTAGTTTTTCTATAATCTGCACCATTAATTCATCATGTTTAGTGCTTGTAAAATGTATAATAAGAGATGTAAAACTAGATATAATAGCTGCAGCTATTACTGCTTTAAACTGCCAGGATAGATTAGCGCCTTCTGCATTGGTTTTTTGCATTTCTTCTAAATTTTTGCTCAACTCCTGAAACTGACCACTGAGTTTAGTATCAAGATGGTTTATTTCGTTGTGTAAGGTTGCAACTTGTTGTATAAGACTGGGTTGACCATTACCATCCCGTACTAATTTGCTTATAGTTTGTAGTTCACTTTTTACGTTAACTATATCTCTGTTAATATAATCAATAGCCTCGTTTGCCATGCATATACTTACAGAATAAAGTATGGCGAATCGGATACAAACTGTGTTTCTTGGACAATTTTATTAAAATTTACGATTTTATAAACCGTACCTTCCTTAATCATATCGCTATCTTCGAATTGAGTTGAAGAAAAATCTCCGGTTTGTAAATTTGCATACAGAGTACAGGAACTACGAGCTATGTATATATCTCCTGTTGTGGTGTTGTAGGTCCAAATTGCAAAAGTACCTTTAAGCTGAGAAAGGCCTTCTTTAAAGCCGAACTTATACAGCATTCGAGGTATTATACTGCTGTCAGTATTAGTCTCAAAAATTTCGTTAGCAAAATGCTTAGACTTTAACGCTTCAAAATTACTAATAATACCATTATGTGCAACTACCCAGTCGCGGTATAGAAAAGGATGATTATCTTTTTCTTCAAAAGTAAGTGTTTCAGTGGTAGGCCCTCGAGAATGATAAAGATAGTAGAGATTATTTGTATTTGACAAATTTTCTAGTATTGGAACAGTCTTAAATTGTCCCTGTACTTTTTTGCTTTCGCAAAATTTTAATTCATCTATAATTAAAGATCCAGAACTATAATAACCTCTATCAAGATTGCTTTGATAAAGCTTAAAGGCTTTTTCTTTATTTGTGGAACCAGCTATACCGCACATAAAATTAATATACTCTACATTCAAATTTTTTCCAAGGTATATCTTTTGCGTAAGGTATGGGGTCAATAACTTTATTATCTATAAAAGCCTTGATACGCGCTGAACAAGAAACACACTCCCCGCAAGCTCTTTCCCAGCCTTCATAGCATGTATGAGTCTGTAAGAAATTAACATTAAGGTCTATACCTTCTTTTACGACTTTATCTTTAGACCAAGCCATAAATGGTGCATTTACTTTAATTGTATTCTTACGATTAAGATTATACACTTCGTTAACTTTATTTAAGAAAAGTGAAGTACAGTCCCAATACCCTGAAAAGTCGTCAGTTTGTACCGCCCCGTAATATAGATCACTTGCACCAATGCTTTCGGCCCAACCAGCAGCTGTGGTTAAGAGTAGTAAATTTCTAAAAGGTACATAGCTTAGCGGCTGAGCATTACCAATATCATCTCGAGCCTTAGGAATTTTAAGGTCTGAGTTTGTCAAAGCTGACATTTTGGATATTTCTCTAAAGAAATCCATATTGATTATCTTATGTTCTACCACCCCCGCTTCTAGGGATTGCTGCCTTGCACAATGAACTTCTCTAATAATCCGTTGACCGTAATTAAAGGTAACTGCATAGACTGCTTCGTGTTGCAGCTTTTTAACAACGTGGTGTAGAAGTATTGTACTGTCCATTCCTCCGGAAAGAATAACTAATGCTTTAGACATAATTCTATAGTATGAGATATTATTAGAAATTCAATAGAAATTAGTAAATATTGTATATCTATGAATCTATTTGAAACCGCATTCACTGAATCCCTACAAAAAGAAGAATTAAAGGGTAAGCAAAAAAATCTTGATGTAGCTCCACCACACGGTAAGCTAACTGCAGCTGATTTTAAGAAACTACGTAGCGGTAAAGGTGTTAAGAATGAAAAAGATGAGCTTTTATTTGGTAAGAAAAAATTAGACAAAGAAGGTAATGAATTTTCTGGCAAATTAGCAGCTGCTCGTGCATCAGGGGAAGATAGCTTTGAAATTGACGGTAAGACTGTAGAAGTAAAAGAACGTAAAATGACACCTAGCGAAAAAAAAGAAAAAACTAGGCTAGATAAAAAATTACCCACTAAAGCTTTTACTAAACAATATGGTAAAAAAGAAGGCGAAAAAATTAAATATGCCACAGCCACAAAAATGGCAATGCATAAAGAAAATATGGCTATGGGCCTCGAGGCTCGTCCAGCAATGCCTCAAGCAGCCCCGGAGCCGAGTGACGAAGACGTCTGGAAAAAATCTTTAGATAAAAATACCGATCCAGCTGATTTCGATGGAGCAACTAATCCCGCTCTTAAGCTAGACACTGAAGGAGTACAAAAAGCTCGTGAGTGGATTAAGAAGCTTGAAGACATGGCCACGTTCATTAATGGTATGGATGAAAATAGCTTAAACTCTCAAATTAATGCTCTCGAAATGAGAAATTCAATTCCGTTTAAAGGTATTGTTCGCCGTAAAGAAAAACAAATTACCGATATAGCTGAAAAGCTCCGCGCTTTAGCAGAGCTTTTCAAGACAGTTGTAACTGGCTCTCAAAAGAAAATACAAGACGCTACTGCGCGTTAATTTCATTAATAGCTTTAAAGGTCTCGGGGAACAACTCTTCGAGACCTTTTTTTATGTCTAGAGCTATTTCTCTATGCTCCTTCTGAGTACCCTCCGCGCAACGAAGATCAAGGTAATGAATCCAACTACGCAAAGTACCTGACATGTAGATTCTTGTTTGAGTATTCAGAGGTAGTATCATTCTTGCACATTCTTTTGCAATACCTGTTTCAATTAATGCATTATATGCAGCCAATGACGTTTCCTGCGCGACTTTAACAATTTCTTGAAGTTCAGGGGATAATACAACAGGATCATCCCCTACCTGTCTGTTTGTTTTTCCTTGTACTCTCCACTCTGTCTCTTCAAGCCTCGTAGCTGTAGCGTATCTCTGGCTAAACTCTTGAAATGTAAATGACCTGTGGCGCAAAATTTGTGCAGCAATAGCTCTAGACGTCCAGATTTCAAAAGTACAACTTACATGCTCGAAAGGGCTCCAGTGTTTGTGCTTAATAAGATAGCGAATAAGCTTATGCCCGGTTTCAGTATTCATTTGGTTAGCAGGATTGCTCACCCGGGCTATGTACACTATAAATTGTTCCGGGGTCATATTAAAATGTCCGTTAGCAGGATGGGGGTTTTTAAACCCTTCAGGTACCATAGGTACAAAGGGCTGAGTAATTGCGATTAGTTTTGTTTGCATTTAATTTGAGAGAATTGTATGATACCTTTCATGCCTTTATACGTATTTTTGACAATAAATTTGTAAGGTATTTCGTTAATATTCTGCTTTATACATATTTCATTTAAGTCTTTAAAATTGCTTAGCTGTTCTGGCCATATAAAAACAGATTCATGCCTCTCAAGAAGCTTTTTAGTCGTATCATACGATGCTCTGTCTAGCCACTGATTATCAAGTACGTAGACAACCGTGTGCATAGGGAAGTATGTTTTTATTAAATCTATTTGTTCAGAAGTAGGGTGTATACCAGCAAGGGCTACACTGTTACGTAAAAACATAGCATCGATAGGGCCTTCCTGTAAGAATATATAATCTATATCAGGCGTTACCTTATCGAGATTAAAAATGTACTTATCACTATTAGTCTTAGACAGGTACTTTGCTATTTCTTCATCTTCCTTATAGAGGGCCCGAGATTGATAAAACATTATCTTAGCGCTTTTCTCAAGAGTATAAAAAGGAAACACCACTCTATTCTTATGTACTCTATCGTTTAAGCTCAACCACAAAGACTTAGGTTTATTAACAGCAGTGTCGAGTTTTCTTTTCTTAAGGAAGTTTAAAGCATCCTTAACTACTGGGTTTTCGCTATAAAAAGATAGCTGAGTAGTATCAAATAAATTAATACTATCATATGGCAGATCGCTAGGATTAGCTTTCTTATATACCTCTGTTCTCTTAATTACGTCAACAAGGGTATCGCTCTGAGTCTCTGACTCTGCAATTATTTCCGGTAAACTCATGCCGGTCATATCCTTTACAAAGTCTATAGGGTTCTTGCTTACGGAGCAATTATGACAGTAAAGATATTCCTCATCTGGAATATAAAAAAATCTGCGCTTTCTACCAGTACTACTACCTTCGTGGCAGTACGGACACTCCCCGTTATACGTGCCAGCGCTCTTTTTAAAAGTAGGCCTTTTGCAACTTCTAAAAAACGTATTAATGATTAAGGTTTGAGAAACCATTTTTGTAACGTAACTATATAATATGAGTAGCTTAAGAAATAGCAAATTTATACAGGGCATATATACCCCGATAAACAAGGAAAAATATATTGGTAACGGTAATCCAGTTTATAGGTCAGCCTTAGAGAGAGACTTTTTTTTATTTTTTGATAAAAACCCTAACGTAACAGCTTGGTCTAGTGAAAGTATAGTTATACCTTATTTTTACAATGTAGACAGTAAAGTACACAAGTACTATATTGATTTAATCGCAGCTATTAAAGACGAAAAGGGTCTAATACAAAAATATTTAATTGAACTAAAGCCTCATGCTCAAACACAGCAGCCTACATCTTCTAGTAGGAAAAAAAGTAGCACTGTACTCTATGAGAATTTAATGTATCAGAAGAATCAGTGTAAATGGAAAGCCGCGTCTGAGTACGCGGCTAAGAAAGGTATGAAATTTGTAGTGCTAACAGAGAAGTATCTTATAGCTCGTTAGGATCAACTGGCTCGTCACGCATGTTAATGCCACGGCGACCAAAACCCATATCATCCTCGTCTCCAATATCAGCAACCGGCTCTTTAGGTGTT